TTCCTTCACTTTCTAAGAATTTTTTCTTTTGAGCAATTTTATCCAAGATTTCTGTTGATTCATTTCTACTGATGTTATCCTGAATTATGCTATCTATTGTGAGATAGATATCGGTATATTGATTCCCACACAAATAGAAAAAGACTAGTGGATGTTTATTTTTCTTCAGAAAATCGGATATTGAGACCCATTTATCATCACTTAAATGAAGCAGACCAATACACTTATAATGATTGTAGATCTGAGCAATAAGAACATTATTCACATGATGTGTGGTTGCTCCATCAGATCTCAATGATAATCTCAAACCTTTATCTGTTTGCATTCTAGACATACAAGTTTCTTCACATTTTGTTTTTACAGATGCTATTGTACCTTTAATTGTTGGATTAATACTGTTGTTTCCGACAAACCAATGAGAGTTAAACTCATAAACACCTTTGTAGCATTTATAAGTAGATTTTTCCAAAGACGATTTCATTCCAAACAAGGTGTACGAGTTAATATACAAATATTTGACAAAAGTAAAGAAGTTTCCAATTTTGTGCTTATCAACATCATTTTCTAGGCTCTTTGGTATCATTACTGACACTAGAAGTCCAGAATCATCTGATGTGACAGCTGAGGTGATATGAACCTTTCCAATATTTAGACTAGAGTTTTTGAAGCATTTGGTTATAAATGACTTAAGCCATAACATACTAGCAGCATGAATCAATGAAGATGTGAAGTGAAGCACTCCCTGCATCATATTTGACCTGTTCTTCAAAAATTTTGAGTTAGTGTCAATCAAATTATGTTCTGAGACAACTCCGAGAAACTGATTCTTTAAATTATTTAAATTCTCATCAGATGCAGAATAGACCTGAGGATTATCGGCAAACATTTTCAATAATTCATAAGGGAGTTCTAACTTTTTCTCAGTCACCATATCTAAGATTAACAGAATTGGTTTTATTAGTTCAGGATAAATTTCTTGTAATATATCCTTTAAAAAGTAACCAAATATTGGCATTACATACCTCTGACACCAAGTAGTTGCATCTCCTGAGAAAGAGCAGTCATATCTTAAGAAATCTTCTGATCTATAACTTCTGTTAATGGTTTTGAAGTGATTCATTATATGATCAAATTTTTCAGAACCTTTTGTTAAAAATTCATTTGGCATTTGCTCACATAGAACTCTACTAGTTGTTTCAACTAAGTTAATGAGGATTCTACAATAAATATTCATCACAAATATTTCTCTGGTTCCCTGGACCTGATTCTTCCTAAATAGATTCACAATCATCCCATTATTTGTTGTCATAATGTAATCAAAGATTTCTGACACTTTCTCAAAGGGACTGATTATTTGATCATTAAAACATAGATCATCAATTAACCTAAGAATACCTGTCATTGTTTTAATTCTTGGCATATTCTTTTTATCTTGTTGAAACTCATCAGAAGTTGTGATATCTCTGTATTCTGCTGAAG